TGGGCCACCAGCCGCGCTACCTCGGGCCCCCAAAGTTCACCAACGGGCCACCATTTCCGGGCTTTGGAAGCGCCCGGCCAAGCCGCGCTCGCCACAATGCTGTAGGAGCACGCGGCTTGCGTCGATCGCACGCTCCGATGCCTGCCAATAAGGTGGGGAACTTCGGCGCCCTTTGGGGAACTTTGCCATCTGGCCCTCAAAGGGCCCCTTTGGTTACCCGGTAGCGCAGGCCACCAAAGCGCCAAATCGGGTCACCACCGGGCCACCGGCTTGATCTGCCGGAACGGCGCGCTACGATGCCGCCACAACACACCGAGGCAATCCTTCCAAGGCCGGTCCTTCCGACCGCCATTCCGTCCAAACGCCTCACAGCGACCCGCGCCGCGCGCGGGGGGGGACGGACATGCAGGAACAGAAGCTCTCGGTCGAGTGGGTGCCGCTCAGCCGCGTCTACCTCAGCCCCTCGAACCCGCGGGTCAACGACCCCGCCGTAGAGCCCGTGGCGGCCTCCCTGCGGCGTTTCGGCTGGCAGCAGCCGATCGTGGCCAGGCCGAGCGGGGAGGTGATCGCCGGCAACACCCGGCTCAAGGCCGCGACGAAGCTGGGGCACAAGCTCGTGCCGGTCGTCTGGTTCGAGGGCACCGACCTCGACGCCACGGCCTACCAGATCGCCGACAACCGCACGGCCGAGTACGCAGAGTGGGACGATGGGGCGCTCGCGAAGCTGCTCCAGGACCTGCGCGCGGAGGACGCACTGGAGGGCGTCGGGTACACGTCGGCGGACATCGATGAACTGCTCCGGGAGATCGCCGCTGGGACCCCAGCTGAAAACGTCAACGACCCGGGTCCCGGGGACCCATCTGGGACACCGATCACGGCCAGAGGGGAACTTTGGCTGATTGGGGAGCACCGGCTGCTCTGCGGCGACTCGACGAGCACGGAGGACATGGCCCGGCTGATGAACGGCGAGCGCGCGGCGCTGCTCTCGACCGACCCGCCCTACTGCGTCAACTACACCGGCAACGACCGGCCGATCCACGACGGCAAGCCCAGCGGCAAGGACTGGACGCACGTCTACCGGGAGATCGACATCGCCGACCTGGGCGTGTTCCTGGACGGCGTCTTCAAGGCGACGCTGCCGCACCTCCAGGAGGGCACGGCGGTGTACGTCTGGCACGCCCACGTCCAGCAGCCGACGATCGCGGCGGCCTTCGAGCGCCACGGGCTGCTGCTGCACCAGGTGCTGGTCTGGGTCAAGCCGAGCGCGGTCTTTGGGCACTCCTACTACCGCTGGCGGCACGAGCCCTGCGCCTTCGGCTGGGTCCAGGGGTCCAAGCCGCGCCACGGCGTCGGCCAGCTCGACACGGTTTGGGAGGCGGACTGGGAGGGCAAGGCGCGCTTCTCGACCTTCCACCCAACTTCGAAGCCGACGAAGCTGTTCGAGATCCCGATCGAGCAGCACACGCCGCCGGGTGCGGTCTGCCTCGAACCCTTCTCCGGGTCTGGCAGCCAGATCATTGCGGCCGAGAAGCTGCGCCGGCGCTGCTTCGCGATGGAGCTCCAGCCCGCCTTCGTGGACGGGACGATCGACCGCTGGCAGGTGGCGACGGGCAAGCAGGCGCGGCTCGAGGGCGACGGCCGGACCTACGCCGAGATCGCGGCCGAGCGGAGGCCGTCATGAACCGCAAGATCCCCTCGGACGCCTTCGAGCAGTACGTGGCGCTCGGCCCTGGCCGCAGCTACGAGGCGCTGCGGAAGCTGTTCGGCGTCAACAAGCGCTCGATCGTGAAGCACGCCGCGAAGGAGAAGTGGCAGGAACGCCTCGCCGCGATCGAGCGCCAGGCGCAGGTGAAGAGCGACGCCCGGGCGGCCGAGACGCTGGAGGCGATGAAGATCCGGCACCTGAAGACGCTCTCGGCCGTGCTCGGCCGCGCGCTCGAAGCCCTGAAGTCGATGCCGCTCGACAGCTCGATGGACGCGATCCGGGCGATCGACATGGTGCTGAAGCAGGAGCGCCTGATCCGCGGCGCCGACAGCGAGGACGCGGCTGGCCGCTCGATCGAGGAGATCACGCGCCGGGAACTGCAGACCCTGCTGCGCACGAACCCGCCGGATCCCAATGACCCGAACGACTACTGAGCCGCAGCTCGGGAAGCGCGCGCTCTTCGAGGCGCTCGGATACCGACCGCACCCGGGGCAACTGCTCGTGCATCGCTCGCGCGCCCCGCGGCGGGTCCTGGCCTGCGGCTCCCGCTGGGGGAAAACTGTGTGCGCGGCGTACGAGGCCGTCGCCGCCATGCTCGAGCCGCGCGAGAAGTCGCTCGGCTGGATCGTCGCGCCCAGTCACGATCTCGCCGACCGGGTCTTCCGCCGCATCGTCGACGTCGTCGAGACGCATCTGAAGCATCGGGTCCGGGCCATCAGCCCGCGCGAACAGCGCATCGTGCTCACGAATCTCGGCGGCGGCACGAGCGAGGTGCGCGGCAAGTCCGCGGATCGTCTGTACTCGCTGCTCGGCGAAGGGCTCGATTGGCTTGTCGTGGATGAGGCGGCCCAGTTCGATCGCGAGATCTGGGATGAGTACCTGAGCCAACGTCTCGTCGATCGTCGCGGGTGGGCGCTCCTGATCTCGACGCCGAAGGGTCCGGGCTGGTTTCTTCGGATGTACCGGCGCGGGATGAAGGGGAAGGACGCCGACTACGAGAGCTGGTCCCAGCCCTCGATCACGAACCCGCATCTCGATGCGGCAGCGATCGAAGCCGAGCGCGCACGGCTCAGGGACGACATCTACCGGCAGGAGTACCTGGGGGAGTTCGTCGATGCCGGCAGCGAGCCGTGCGAGGTGTGCAAGGGGCCGAGGCCCGGCGCGTCGGGCATGATCATCATCGAGGGCGAAGAGGCCGAGCCTGCGCGCTGCCCCGAGTGCAACCAGGTGGTCGACGAGACCGGCTTGTCGGCTGTCGCGCTGTGGCCGGATGGATCCCGGCGCCTCACGATCATCCGCGAGACCGGCTTCGACTGGCCGTTCGGCGACACGCCAGACCAGATGCTCAAGCCCGAGACCGTCGCTGCGGACGAAGCCGCGCGCATCGGGCAGAGCTTGAGGCCGAAGTGGGAGTTCACGCCCGAGGAGCTTGCGCTCGCCAAGGCGGGCGTGCCGATCATGCAGTGGCCGGAGGGCAAGGCAGCCCCTCAGGTGCAGCCGAATGGGTTCGTGCCTGGCCCGTTGAACGGACGTACCGCTCATGACGACTGATCCGGCGAGCCCCGCGCTGAACAAGCCTGCCCTCTTCCGCGCGCTCGGGTACGAGCCGCACGCCGGCCAGGCGCTCGTGCATCGATCGAGGGCCACGCGCCGCGTGCTCGCGTGCGGCGTGCGCTGGGGAAAGACGACGGCCGCCGCGATGGAGGCTGTCGCGGCTCTCCTCGAACCGCGCGAGCACGCGCTGGGCTGGGTCGCTGGCCCGACCTACGAGCATGCCGAGCGCATCTTCGAGAAGGTCGTGGGCGTGTTCGAGAAGCAGCTCGCCCATCGGATCCGGGTCCTGAGCCGACGCGAGCACCGCCTCGTCGTCCAGAACCTCTCCGGCGGGGTGTCGGAGCTGTGCAGCAAGACCGCCGACAACCCCGCCAGCCTGCTGGGCGACGGCATCGACTTCCTGATCGTGGACGAGGCCGCGCAGATCAAGCGCGATGTCTGGCACGTGCACCTCTCGCAGCGGCTGCTCGACAGGCACGGCTGGGCGCTGCTCGCCTCGACGCCGCGCGGGCGCGAGTGGTTTCACCGGCAGTGGAAGCGCGGGCAGAGCCGGCGCGACCCCGACTACGAGTCGTGGTGCTCGCCGAGCCGGGACAATCCCCACCTCGACCTGGCACTGATCGAGGCCGAGCGAAAGCGGCTCGATCCGAACTCCTTCGCCGAGCAGTACGAGGCGCAGTTCCTCGGGCCGGACATCGAGCCGTGCGACCTATGCGATGGCCCCGACCGCCGCTTGCCGAACGTGATCTACCTCCGGGATGGCGAGGTGCTCCCGCGTTGCCCCGAGTGCCGGCGCCCGGTCGATCGAGATGGGCACACGCGCGCGGGGTCGCGGCGCATGCTCATCATCCAGGGCCGGAACACGCCCACGCCGCCCAGCGTCGTGCCATGGCCCGCGTGGTGCGAGGAGACGCTCAGCAGGACTGGACCGATCGGACCTTGAGGCGCTGGCGGGATGCAGTCCGATCCCCGCATTGAATGCGACGCTGCCTCGCTCGCGCGTGAGGCGCGCCGCTCACCTGCGAGCAAGCACAACCGAAGCAATGCCGCCTCCTCCTTTCCCGCCCGACCTGAGCCCTGATCGAGCCCACGCGGCGGGTGCCGCGCACGAAGGAAACCACATGACCACCATCGACAAGATCAGCCAGGTCCTTTCCAGCCACGCCAAGAACGAGATCGACGAGGCCGAGGCGCTGAGGCG